CAAAGAGAAAGAAACTCTTGTTAAAGCACGCCTTTGTAATTGTGCTCGAACGATTTCAAGACTGCATACAACGTGCGCACAACCGAGCGGGTCTCATCCGCCAGATGCATACGCACATGCAATCACGTTCTTTTATAACATGAAAGAAAAATGAAACCCGAAGGTCAATCGGACCTTTCGGCCAAACGTGGGACACCCACGAAAAACAATGCCTGGAAATCATCTCCATAGGCGCGCGTGAAACCACCCGTTCCTGTAGGGTTTGATATAGTTAACCTAGGCAAAGGAGCATCATACTCGAGAATCTCTGTCGGATCTTTACAATACCGAATTGGGGCAACTCGAGTGACGTTCTGATACGGAACTTGAACTGACAGTACACCGTTTTCACGGGAATTGTGAGTGTAAGCCAAGTATCCGCGAGATCCACTAGTAGGTGCAGGTTGCACTGGAGTCGCTGTCCATACGGTGGTACCAACACCATAACTAGTGTACGCAACAAGATCTCGCGACGATTCAGCAACAGTCGGCTCAGCAGGTGTCAAATTGTCAACTTTTGTGGAAAAACGAACAGAACCTCGGAAAAACGCAAAAGGTGAAAGCAAATAACTGTGGTACTTAGTTTTGAACAATTGCGTCGACGGAACAGTGTACTCAGCATCCAAAACCCAAGGGTAGAACGATGACATGGCTGAGGCCTCATTGATGGGAGCGCCAAAGTGCACATGCCTCTTGAGTAAAGATGAAAGAGAGAGAACTATCTCAGACATTGAGTTCTGGCTCGCTGTCAACCCGAAGGCAGACATCGGAGCTGAACCAACCGGGGCATCAATAGCCTCTGACTGAGTTTTGTCAACACTAGGACCATCAGGACCTTGCGTGAAGCATGGAATATACCTGGGTTCAATAGGACCGGCAAACTCGAGATCTGACGCTCCTCGAACATAAACAGAAAAATACACCTGGGTTCCGACAGTCTCTGGGGCCTGCAAAGGTGTGACCACATGAACATACATACGGCCCATCGAAGTGCCTGCACGCAGGTATTCAAGTGGGACCATATAAGGAGTCTGAACCTTCACAATGTTACCGGTTGCCAAGTCGTAAATCTCACGATACGCGAAAGAAGTGTCAGTCAAGGTGACTGTAGAGGCTGCAGGGCCAGGTACAAAGGAAATGGCAATCTGCCCACGATGAAATCCAGTTTTTGCAGCTTTGAACATGAACTCAAGACCACCACGGTAGAAACGAAAAACTTCAGCGAGAAACGACACAGGTGTTTTATAAATTTCAGTTGATGATACAAATTGTTGAAAGTCAATGGGGTTCAGCTCACGAGTGTAAATCTGTTCCCCAGGTGCATTTGTTTTGTCAAAAAGAAAGAAATCCAAATAACTGTAT